GGCTTGGGCTAGACAGCCCACGTCTGCTCGGGTCCGCGTGACCTGAGCAGGTTGTCGAGTGTCTAGCTTTGCGGGCATGTCGCCTGGAGCTGCTCTATTTCCTTGCGGTCCTGAAGTTCCTGGTTGATGGCGTCCAGTGCTTTCTGCTCGCCTACCAGCAAGCCACCCTGCCTGTTTGCCTTCGCGTGTTCTAGTGTTCTCTTGAGCTCGTTCAGCTGTTTCGTGGTCAGTGTCCAAAGTGTCTTCATCGTTTTGCTCCTTACATCTTATTCGCGTGTGTCGGGTTGAGCGGCATCCTATTCGATGCTCTTGCCCCGCTCGCCTCGGCGACCCTCCCGAGACCCGGCGCGACCAGGATTCTCACCTGCCCTGCCGGCTTTGGCGTTGGTTGGCCTTCGTTGTCGTGGCCTGCGTCCTGTTGTCTTCGTTTTCTTTTCTCTCTCGCTCCTTACACATTTATAATATCAAGTTCCGCAGCGTTCGGGAGCCGGTCAAAGGTACTAGTTTGGCCTAGTACTTTTCTCCTATAGCGCCTTTCTCGACATCGCCTCGGCGAAAGCTATCTGCCGCTTCTTGGTCACCAGCTTTCCGTTCACTGAGCACAGATGGTTCTTGACAGTCTGCAGTGACATGCCCAGCCGGTTGCCTATCTCCTGGTTGGAGAGACCCAGGCCGACAAGCTTCAGAATCTCCTGCTCTCGTGCCGTAAGTTTCGTGTCCACGTCAACCTCCCGTTTCCTATGATTATACCACGCAGCGCGTCACTTGTAAACGGCCAAAAGAAAAGAGGCCGCGCTGGACCTCTTCGGACTGCGCTACCGCTGTCCCTCGAACTCTATGAAGCCGTGCGCCTTCCGGTCAGGCGGCTTGCGCCTCCGCTCCTTTGGCTTGCCGGCGTCCGCCACCGCGTCCACCTGCGCCTTGGTCGCCTTGCCGAAGTCTACGGTCAGTCGCTTCAGGTCGTGCTCCCACACTCTGATGACCCTCCACCCAGAGCCCTCCAGCAGCTTGGTGGCGCCGATGTCGCGCTTGCGGTTGGCGTCTATCTTCTTGGCCCAGCCCGCGGCGTTCGTCTCGGACGCCTTGTAATGCTCCGGACACCCGTGGAACCAACACCCGTCCAGGAATATGGCGACCATCTGCTCTTTGTGCGCGAAGTCTGGATTGCCGAACACGTCCTTCGGTTGATACTCAAAGCCCAAAGACTCCAGCACCTGTCTGCACGCCAATTCCATCTTGGTGCCGCTGCTCTTGATGCTCGCCATTATCCTTGAGCGTGTCGCCTTGTCTACTCTGTCTGTCATTCTCGTGTCTCCTTGCCATATGAAGTCTGGCGTGCCCGGCGCGAGTCACCGGCCTGATGTTCTCTGGTCGGTCGTCTGTCGGCACCTCGTTGTCGTGGTGGGGAAACTTGCCTTTGGGAAATGGTCTGCCGTTTGCCTCTTCCCAGTTGACCACCGCCCGCATCACGTAACCTCTGCCATTGGCCATCGGATGCCCAGGTCTTTTGACATACACGTAACCGCCACTGACGATGGTCCCGCCTTTCCAATGTCTTGGCCTGATGAATACTCCGGCATCCCGCAGTGTCCTCATTACTATATTGTGCGAGACACCCATCAACTGGCCTATTGCGGCGGACGTCAATCCGGCCTTGTACAGCAGCTTGGTGTCTTCGACGTCAATGGCAACCCTGTCCGCCATGGCTCACTCCTTCGACGCAGCCGCTCGGCAGCAGTTGCGTGTTTGCTATTCGGATTGGCCCTCATTATAGTATTAGTACATATGTTAGTCAAGCCGCCCCCTAAAGTGCGTAGGACCGGTCAGTCGACCCGGTACTCCGTCCAGTCTGTGAGCGAGTCCTCAAACGGCAGGACCTTGCCGTTCTTGTAGACCCAGAAGCCGGGCGTCCACTGGGGCAGCGTGGTGATGCCGGTCTTGAACAGGTACTCTTGCTTGGCCACATCGAACATGCCGCCCAGGTCTATGCCCAGGTACTTGCCGCTGACGTCATACTTGAACCCGAAGTGGTGCCCGTGGCCGCAGGCGATGTTCTTCAGGTAGATGCTCGCGGCGGTAGCTCCGATCTTCGCCCCGTCGCGGGAGAACGTCTTCGGGTGCTCCAGCCGCCAGTAGTTGCCCAGCAGCATTGAGGGCATGTCGGTCATGTGCAGCTTGCCCTTGCACTTCGAGCCGAACGCCTCAGCCGCGGCCTGCAGCATGTCCTGCCCGCCGAGCTTCTGGGGTAGTCGGTCCTCGTGGTTGCCATAGCACCACCACACGTCATCGAAGACGCTGAGCAGCAGGCCCAGGGTCTTGAAGATTATGCGGACGTCCATGTCCAGCCCTCCGCCCCTGGTCTCCTTCCGCATGTAGTGGCTAATCCAGCTCATGTCCGTGAAGTCGCCCACGATGGCGAGGGTCTTGACCCCGTACCGCTCGGCCACGCGCAGCATCCTCTTGAGCCACAGCTGGCTGAAGTACGGGGCGTGCCAGTCTGCGGTCAGGACGCAAGGCGCGTCAGGTATGTGGAGCAGCTCGGCGGAGTAGTTCGGCAGAATGTCGAGCAGCCCGTCCAGCGGCTTCACGTCCTTCAGGTGGTAGCTCGCCACCTGCTCCGAGACGTCCACCATGGTGGCAATCTCCTTGGTCGATATTCCCGCCTCCCTGAGAGCCTTCAGTTCGGCGTCGCGTTCCTGTGGCCAGCCTTTCATAGCGCACCTCCCGGCATTATCAGCTTTACTCCTATGAGTCCGGCGAGGATGACTATCAGCGGCACAATCACCCACTTGATGAGGATGATGGCCAGCCCCTCGCTCCCCTGAATCTTGGCGACCACCAGGCCGAGCGCGGTCACGGCGTCCCTTATCTTCGTCTGCTCCGCGCGCATCTCGTCCTGCGCCTTCTTGTAGTCTGTCATGTGGTTGTTGAGCGTGGTGTCGAAGTTGTCGAGGCAGCCGGATATGTTCGCCACGCTCGTGGTCAACTGCGCCATCTCTTCCTTCATGGCCTGCACGTCTTTGTCGTCCATCGCTATTCCCCCTTCCATATGTCATCCGGCGGCTGGTAATCGTACAGCACGTGAACGAACAGCCACAGCAGGAACGCCTCAAGGAAGGCGTACCACCAGGAGACGTAGGCGCAGACGGCGAACACGCCGAGGACTGTGCCCAGGGAAACGACCCACCACGCCAGGCCCATCCGCTCCTTGCTCCGCCTCAGCATGTACGTTATCTTTTCTCTGTCGTCAGGTGTCTGCAGGTTGCCGTCCGTGTCTGTGAACCCCCAGTACCACAGCAGCCAAAAGTAAATGTTAGCCAGTGCCTTTCCGATTCCTGTCACTAGTTACTCCTCTCAATGTTTCGCAGCGCGTCCTCGGTCCTGATGTCGCCCACATCAACCTGCAGGTCCTGCTCCATTGCCAGCCTCTTGCGGAGACTCTTGACCGCGTCCACCATCGCCAGGGTGGTGGCGGTCTCAGCCGCGGCGGGAACAGTGACTATCGTTCTTCCGGTTATCGGCATGCGCCTCCTTACTCAAGTCCAACGAACAGCCTTGGCTTGAACACCCCGCCCGCGAACGAGTCAACATAGACGTATTCGTCGGCGTTATCGGCCGGAGACGTCATCGATATGTCGCGGTTGCTCCTCAGGGCGAGTCTTATTGTGCCTCCGGCCGCCGCCTGGACATACGCTATGCCTGTGGCGTTCAGCTCGATGAAGGCGATGTGCGGCTCAAATGTGACCCCGGCCACTCCGCCTCCCGGTATCGTCACGCTGCCTAGTGACACTAGCATCGGCAGTAGGTCGCCATACGTGTCTACCGTGATGGGCATGCTGGGCACTAGCGTCGCCTTGACGACTGTCAAGTCAAACTCCTGCTTGTCGAAGACCGTCGTTAGGCCTGAGAGGCGCGCGGCCAGCAGCACCTTGTTTATGGTCCAGCTGGGGTCAATTGCCGACAGGTCAAATTCGATGACTGACCTGTCAATCCGATATGTCTGGAAGAAGCTGATGAAGTCATGCTGCCCGACAAGCAGCGGCTCGGCGGCGTCATTGCGCAGCCAAAAGGCCGTTCCCTGCGGGGCGTCGTGCACGTCCTCGTAAGAGTCTTCGGTATCGCCGACCTTGCTCACGACTCCGTCATGTAGTGACATGCAGGCGAAGACCTTGTTCACGTTCCACAACTGGAACTTGGTCCGCCACAGGTTCGTCTGCTGGTCCCAGTCGTGCTCCACGCCCTCGACGTGGTACTGCCTGCTTATCATCGCGGGGTTGGTCGCGCTGTTCATGGTGAAGGCCAGCCTCGTCGATATTTCGGACCCGAGCGCTATCGGGTAAAGGTTCGAGGCTGCGGCCTGCGGCTTCACAAGGAGACTCCTGGGCGACAGCCTGGACTTGCTGAACTTCTCCAGGTACACGAACGCCTGGTTGAAGGCGTCGTCGTTGGCGAAGAGCTGCGAGTTCTTCCTGTCCAGCACTCGCGGCCCCTGCTCAAGCTGCAGGTCGCTGTCGGTGACCACCTGCTCGTTTATCCCAGGGCCGGCGATGTCAGCCTCGTTATAGATGAACGAGTCGTCATCAATCAGTTCCGGATGGACATAGAGCGAGTCTGCCCCCGTGTCCCTGAACGTGGCCTGGGGAGTCGACAGCGCTGTGGTCGCAAGGTACGGCGGTATCGTCACGGCCTTCGTCCTGGCGAGCTGGTCCTGGAAGACGAACCACCCGTTGGCCGCCATGAACACCAGACCGTCCTCCGACTCTGCGACATCGAACATGTGGGCCAATATGTTTGTGCCCGTCGCCTCAGGCGTGTGAGTTATGACGTAGTGCTGGCCGTAGTCAAGGGAGCTCATGGCGAGCGGCCAACCGAGCTCAAGCAGGCAGTCCATTATGCGCCTGCCGGAGAGAACGGACGGGAACTTCTTCAGGTGCCCGCCTGTGTAGCTGTGCACCAAGATGTCGAAGAGCACGACCGTCTTCGTCACTGGGTCGACGGATATAATGATGTTAGTCTGAGTGTAGGTCGGCGAGGCCAACGTGCCTGTGTAAATCTGAATCGTCTGCCCGGCTACCAGCTTCGTGGTGCTGTCCACGACACAGGAATACGTGCCGATGGCGCCGCCGGAGACTATCGCGGGGTTGGCGCCCACCAACTTGTACTTCGCCAGAGACTTGAACAGGTCGACGCAGGACAGGGTCATGACAGGGGTCATGCCGCCCTCCTCGTCGGCCGCCCAGCCTGGGTTGTAAGACTCGCTCAGGCCGTAGAACAGTGGGTAGTAGATGCCCTCGTACCGGTAGCGCAGCCGGGTCAGGGTCAGCGGCCTTATGTCTGAGTCTCCTTGCGCGGCGACGTAGTATGCCCCCGCGGTGTTGTCCCTCCAGAAGTTGCCGGTAGCGTTGTTGAGGACGAACGAGGCAATTCCTGCCTCGCACTTGTCTAGCTCGTGCAGCCTGCCCCTCTTGATGTGAAGCTTCATCAGGTACGTGGTGATGTCCGTCCAGGTAGGTGCCTCGGCGAATATAGACTGCCTGACGTTGGCCACGCTGTACGCCTGCTCCAGTATGAGCGCCCCGTAGTCATAGTCCACAGGCTTGTCCGCGGAGTAGAACGTCTCGCCGCACGCCGTCAGGATGACGGCCCGATAATGGTACTGGATATCAGGGTCTAGGCCGGAAAGGTCTGCGTACCAAGAGTCTCCGCGGGCATGGGCCACGTGCGCCGTCTCGCTGCCGTAGGCGGTCGTCGCACCGTACTCGAACCAGACCGTGCAGTCTTCGCCCTCGTCCTCGATGACATGCCCGTTGAGCCTGGCGAATATGCCGCTGTACATCGTCGCCCCATCCGGCTGGGCCAGGGCGTTGCGCCATATGGCCCTGACCTCAAGGTAGTCGCAGCAGGCAATACCGAACGAACCCTCACCGCCAAGGGCTATCCCGGCCAAGATAGCATCCACTTCGGCCAATGTCCATGCGACACCCGTATATGGATTATTGTAGAATATCTCGCAGGATAGGTCTTGGCTTATTCCACAAATGGTTGGTGTTCCCGTATATTCCGTGTCGTGGGTAACAAGTTCCCGCTTGTAGTATCCATAAGGGTAATCATTCTGAAGGGTGTGCGCTTTCCACTTCAACTTGATTACGCCTTCTGTCCGCCTTATTGGATTTTCCCATGTGAAGATATCCCTGTAATAATTGTCATTATAGTAATTCGCCTCATAGATGAAGTTTCCCGACACGTACCCCCAATATCCGCCCGCGTTCCATTGGCTGTCCTTTGACCTGATTAAATAGGTATGCGGGTCTTGGCCGCCGAACGGGTGTGGATAGCCGCCGCCCGGACTTGAGTCAAAACGTATTTCCAGCAATGAATCACCGGTTGGATAGAGCAGGTTGACCGTGTCGCTGACAAGAACACGAATTTCATGACCATATCCCCAGCCGTATGAGTTATGAGCGTATGCCCTCAGATAATAAATTTTGCCAGCGTTCAGGTTCTTGAGCTGAAGCGTAAACGAGCCTTCGCCGAATGACCCCGCTTCTTCCTTATAGTCAGGATATCCTGATAGCATCGGGGCGACATTGCCGGGATTAAAGTAGTTTGAGGTCATGCCATAGACAAAGCCTCTCGCGTCAGGGGTTGTCAGCCCTGTATCCGTTATGTCGCCGACAGCATTGATAGTTGGTGGCGAAAAGCCGACCGATGACGGCTTATCGGTCGCCACGACGGGAGCCGCTTTCAAAGTGTTAAATACATCTTCGGAGCCATAAATCCATCCCGCCGTGGTCGAATGGGCTTTTGCCCTATAGTAGTATGTCGAGTCTGAGTTTAGTGGCGTCATCTGAAGACTAAATAATCCCAATAGGACTGCCGCCTCCGTGACTTCGCCTATATACACCCCTGATTCGGTGCCCCAGTCAAACCCGATTAGGTCGATATCCTCGATACTGTTGATAAACCCGTTGCCCGTCGCCTCGTTATATTTTATGTTACTGGCCGGATGGGTCTCGATGCCCCAGTCAATGGTATCAAAATTGACCTCGTTTCCGTAGGCATACCCCACGCTGTTTTTCGCGTAGGCCCTGACATAATACGTGGTGCCATTGAGCAAGGAATCAAGCGTCCCTGCAAATGCGCCTGCCTCAAAAGAGCCGCCTTCGGTTATGAAATCGAAATAGGCCGACTCGTCTGGAGCCATGTCGCCGGGGTCGCCATGCGATACCACGTCCCAGACAAATCCCCTTTCGATACAATTGCTACTGCCAACATCGACTATCGTCCCGTTGCCCGTGGCCGATGTTATCAATATGTCAGACACGGCCTGAGTCGTTACCGCAGGCAGTTCGGTTGACGTGTCGAAATAGACCTCATCGCCGTAGGCATATCCCTGCGAGTTGTGGGCAAACGCCCTTACATAATATCGCTCTCCAGGGACAAGGCCATCAATCAGCCCTGTGAATGCCCCCACTCCGAAGGAACCATTTTCCGACACGTAGTCATCATACCCACTAGCGGCAGGGGCGACATTGCCGGGGTTACTAAGGGATGCCACGCCCCACACAAAGCCTCTCGCATCGCAGGTGCCGTTGCCCGTTGCTGTTATCGTCCCGTTGCCCGTGGCCGAGTCGCCATTTATGTCCGTGGCTTCTTGGGTGGTGACGCTTGGGACGCTCGGTACGGTATAGGTCACCACAAAAGTAGGCTTGTAACCGTTGCCCTTGTCGGCGCAATAGAAGTTCAGACGGGAGACACTCATGTCCGAGGAGCCATAGTTAGGTGTCGTGGGAATGGCGTCATGTGTGCCTCTTGTGCAAAACTTACTTATCGCCGTCTTGGAGATAGCTGACAGACCCGTGGCATTGAATGTGAAGACGTTCCAGAACGGGGAGGCAATTAGCCAATTGGCATAGTTTATCGTGTTACTGTATGCCGTCGAGTTCACGGCGTCAAAGTCACCCGCCACTAGATTTGTGTTACTGGCGGGGTTGGAACCATAAATGACGCAGTCGGGGTTGGCACTGTTGGCATCAAGTTTGTCGTATCCGTATAGAGACAGTGTCGCCCCGATTATCGTGCAGTTGTCAGGCAAAGAAGATGTGTCTAAAAGTAGCATCGTGCGTATGAGGATGTCCCACAATAGCGGCAGGCGATGCCTAAAGAATGTCCCGTAACCATCGACGTTAGATGGCGCTGCCCCCGTTCCAGGTGAGGCTACCTTAGACGGCCAACTGCTGAAAAAGCTATCGTCATAGACGTACCCGTCCACGCTCGATGTCTCAACATGGGCATCAGGATAGAAGGTCAGTGAGTCACTCACAACAAACGGATAACCGCCAATCGGGTCGGCGAAGGCTTTGGCAGGTATCACTTCCTCGTCGTCGCTGACGGCGAACCTGCCTAGGTTAAGCCTGAAGTCTCCTGACTGGTTGTATCTGATTCTGACTTCTTTACCGGGATTGTCTTCGTAAATCCACATGCCGAGCAATCGCCCGCCGATAATTCGCAGGCGTCGCTTCGCTATTCCGTAGTCCCATTCGATAACGTTCCGCGAGTAATTCGGATTAATGGGGTCTGTCTCAAGCAATACTGGAACCGGTGTCGGTATAACTTTTCCATCCAAAGACATCCACGGCGAGAATATCAGGAAACTGCCTTTTAATTTGCCATCAGGCTGGTCATTTTTGGTCGTGACCTTGACCGTATTGCCTTTGACCGTAGCGAAAAACAGATTATTTTTAGCTGAATATGTCCCGTCATCGAATGTCCATTCTGACTCTATTTTTGTCCCGTCGGCATCTACATTCGGCAGTTGCGACAGAACCATAAACCGCCTGTCCGACTTTAGGTCCCGGTAAAACTTGGCGCAGGAATTTTGTTCCTTTAACTTTTTGCCGTTGACAAAAGACGGAGCATAGTCCTGAAATAGCTCAACATAGTCCTTGTCAATGCCCTGTCTCGCCAGTTCAAAGAGCAGCCGTTGGTCTGTGACTATCTTCTTCAGGTCTGAGACTTTGCTTATCGGCAATTGTGTTGACATTGATGTCTCCTAGCGGTTGATTCCCGTGCTGTAAGACCTGTCTTGTTTGACCAGCAGGCCCTTGTGCGCCAAGTCCACGACCTCGCGCTCCGACACTACTGACCCGGCGATGTGCTGGTTGACCGTGACTGACGCCTTGCCCTCTTTGGCCGACACGGAACTGGTGGCCTTCGATATTCCGTAGGCGGCCGCCCCGGCGATGCCCACGCCCACCGCTATCTTGGCCCAGCCGCCAGGGCCGGCGAGGGCGTTGGCGAAGAGCTGGGCGATGTTCATCTTGTTGAGGGCCTTCGTCATGCTAGTTATGGCCGAGACGAAGTGGGCGGCCGAGCCGACCGCCACCATGATGCCTCCGACCATCGACATTATGTTTCCGGCGCTCTTGGCCGTCTGGTTGTTCGACTGCTGCAGGGCCGCGCTCATTCCCCATATGGTCGAGCCGAGGAACATCGCCCCCGTGCTCAACTCGCGCATGGCCGACTTGTTCGACAGCAGCGACTCCTTCAGGCCGCCCAGGGGCGCGGTAGTTCCGCCGAGTCCGCCTATCGCAGACTTGGTCGTGGCCACCGTCTGGTTGAAGGCGTTCGCGACAGGCGTGGCCTCGTCCCTCATGGTCAGTAGAACTTCAATATTGTTGTCCATCAGAACCTCATGCTCCCGCCGTATTCTATCACCGACTTGACGGACCTGTAGTCAATCAAGCGCTCCAGGCCACGCTGCGTCATGCCGTCAGTCTCCGCCAGCGTCGGACAGCAGCCCGACTCGTCAATGTGGTAGGCCTCTATCGCCTCTGGCGGCAGAATCCTGCCCATACTCAAGGCTACGTAGACCGCTTCGCAATAGGCCCGTCTCATGCGGCGGTCTTCGGTAAAGGGACCGGCTTGTATAGCCTGTCCATCTCCTCAGCCAGCGCCTTGTACGCCGCGCTCGGCATCATCTCCAATGTGGCTGAGGCTATCGGGCCGAACGACCACTCCGCCGTCTGGTTCAGCATGTACATGTCGTTAATGGCGTCATTGTCTATCGCGTCGAAGTCTATGACGTAGTCGCCTTCCTTTGGCGGCGTCTTCCCGGCCTGAAGCTCGGAGAGTAGCATCTTGCGCCCTGCCTCGCTCGCCACCGGCGTCATGTGCCTGCGTAGCTCCGCCTCCTGGAGCCTGGCCGTCTTGCGCAGGACGTCACGGTAGATGACTGCCCATGCCTGTCCTGGCAACTCAATCCTCACGGTTGGTTGTTCCATCTGGTCTCCTCCTTGTCGGGCCGGTCTATGCCGCGCCCTGCGTTATTCCGTTGTCTGCGTGGAACTCGGCGTGCGCCGTTATATAGTTGCCGACATCGCTCGTTATCTCGTATATCGGCAGGTAGGCGCTGCCATATATCTTGGCGTTGCCCGTCGTCGTTCCGGCGGGGTACCACTCGAATGCCCTCAGCGCCTTGCCTGAGTGCATCGTGCTCAAGACCGTGTGAACGCCAACGTCCGTCACCATGTTGAACAGGAAGTCAACGGTGAAGTGGACGACGAATATCGACGGGCCGGGGCGCTCGCCCACGGAGCCGAATGTCGTGACGTCATTCACCTTGTACTGGCCAGGCAGGCCAGCCACCTTCTTGACGTAAGCGGACATGTCCCGGAGGACGCTCGCGTCCGTGAGCTTGAAGATGCTCACCTTTGCATCGAAGAACACATTCTGGTCAGCTACCATTGTCGTACTCCTTTAGTAAGTCTCCATCTGCTCCAGCAGAATGGGCATTATCTTCCCCTGAAGGAAGGGCTGCGTATTCATCGGCTCGGTGTTGGCCATTGGCCCCACCAGCTTGACGTTGTATCCCATGCTCGCCTCGCCGGAGTTGAGCATCTCGATGATGCCGAGCGCATGCCGCTCCAGCTTCCGCCACCTGTTCTCCACGTTGTCGTCGCCTACGAACACGACGATGCTTATGGCGTTCGATATGTGCAGGATTCCGTGGCCCTGCGACTTGGGCGTCCAGTCGGCCCCGTGTATCACCACGGACGGAGACTCAGGCGTCGACAGCGGCATGTTACCGAGGTAGTATGCCTTCGGCACCTCCACGAGCGTGTCGCCGTACCTGGCATTCAGGGCCGCGACCTTGGCCGCGTAGTTCGCCTGCAGGTATGTCGACAGAGCATTGATAGCGCCCTCCAAAAGATTCAGCGTCATAGCAGCCTCGCCTCCCTCGCCTTGTCGTATACGTAATTCTGTATCATCTTCATCCAGCTCATCTTGTCGTCTTCTGTGAGCACGACCACCGGCCTGGCGGGCAGGTCGGTCTGAGGGCTGCCGTGCTGGTGTATCCCGGCCTTGAACGTCGACGGGTACATCTTCAACTGCATAGGCTCCGACTCGACGACCATGCCAGTGCCGACCGCGAGCTGGGACCACATCTCCATCGTCAGCTGGAGCAGCGGCATTCTCGGGAAGTGCTTCTGCTTCCAGGCGTCATAAGTCGGCGACAGGGGTGCCCAAGGCGTCCCGCCCCGGCCGCCCTCGCTGCCGAACTGCTCGCCCTCTATCCGCACGAAGTCCTGGCGTATCTGGTCCCACACCGGCCTGAAGTCAGATATGCCCTCGCCGAACCGGCTCAAGGCGCGGGCCAGGACCACGTCTCCCAGGATGGTGAACGTCACTACCAGCATATCGGCCTCTCACCTGCGGTCCGGCGGGCCACAGCGCCGACCAGGCGCACCAAGACGAGAATCCTGGCACTCCCGGCCTTCCACGAGTATAACCATACCCTCGAGCAAACGGCCAATAGGAGCATCACCACAGCATGCGCCGGAGGCACCAGAACGCGATTCCTGACTTTCCATATTGGCATTCAGAACTCCTTGTTCTTCCCGAACTTGCTCCTCGACCACGACTGGTCGTCCTCGCCAGGCTCCGTCTCGTTTCCGTAGTTCTGCTCGAGGAAGCTGAACGGCAAAGGCCCGTCTTCGACGCCAGTCGGGAGGCTGCCCTCCCTGAGGAACTTCAGCCCATCCTGGTACTGCTTCCAGTGCAGGGCGCCGGCTGCGACGCCGCCCATGAGTCCCTGAGATTCGGGGAACATCGCCCGTTCGGCCAATGCTGCCGCGCCTACGGCGTTGAGCTGCTCAAGGAACTCTACGAACGCGGCGGGCACAGCCACCGGCGTGGTGAGTCCCCTTCCCTGCAGCACAGTGTCAATCTCGCCGGCTATCTTCGAAATGAACTCAGTCACCTGTATGATGGTCGGAGTCGATGTCGCGCTGTACGTCCTCTTGGGGTTGAACCCCTGGACGTCCGTCATTGTGCAGTAGCTCACGTGTCCCTCCTTACCCGGCCAAGAGCTCTATGCCCTTGAATGTCGCCGGTCCTTTTGGTTTCCTGATGAACCTTATCCCGTATGTCGCCAGCGGCGGGAACTGCAGGTGGCCCTCGACCACCAGCTCCGTGCCGTCGGCAAAGAACACCTTCGTGGCCGTCACCGCCGCGCCGTTGTAGATGTGACTGTACGCCACCACCCTGCCCTCAATGGTCTCCTCTTCGCCTGCCATAATGTGCCTCCTATCCCGCGACTAGCTTGATGCCCTTGAGCCTGTGCGGCATCACAGTCTTGTCGTAACGAATCTCGAACGTGCCCCTCTGCAGGGCTATGTAAATGACGCCAGCCACAGTCAGCTCTGCCCCGTCGGCGAAGTACAGCGTGGTCGTCTTCATTATGCCCCCGTCAGGGTCGTGTCTGAACGCCACTATCCTTCCGTCTATCTTGGCCATTGCCCTCCTCCTTCAGGTTTCCGGGAACGGGAGGAACCTCTGACAGCTCCTCCCGCTAATCGCAAGCCTGAAAGCCTCCGCTCCCTAGCTGTTGATTATCTTGAT